TTTGCCGTGATGATAGCGATTGTCCTTATTGGAAAAAAAACAATGAATGAAACTCAATTAAGCCAAGCTGGCAAAAACGGTGGCTCCGCTCCAAAGCATAAATGGACAGAAGAAGAGCGGGAAATTGTTCGAACCCTTTATAGGCAGGACAGTAAATCCGCTCAACTTATTGCTGATAGATTGGGGGTTACATTCTTCGGCGTAAAAGGGCAGGTTCAGTTGTTGGGAATCTCTAAGAGAACTGGCCGTGAATGGTGGCATACCAATAATGATGATAAATTGCGGGAACTTATTCCCCGGTATGCACCAGTTACGATAGCCAAGATGATGAACTGTTCAATCGGCTCAGTAATAAATAGGGCTAAAAGGCTTGGTTTATCTCGCCGGTCCAAGGAAGGTTGGTACACCAAGCGAGACGTCTGTGAAATTCTAGGGGTTGACCATAAACGAGTTCAAACCTTCATTGATTCAGGAGTTTTACCGGCGACTTATCATCACGGTCATCGGCCTTCTAAGTTCGGCTCAGGATCTTGGCATATCACAAAGGAAAGTTTAAAGCGCTTTATCAGGAAATACCCCGAGGAATTTAATGGCCGCCAAGTTGATTTAGTTCAAATCGTGGACATATTGGTGGGGATAGAATATCCAATCGTACCACTGCCGTGTGAATTCCCCAATAACTGCAAGGATTGTAAACATATTTTTGAAGAGGACTGCAAACTTAGTCGAGGGCGAGCCCTATGAATAACGATTTACCAGTTTGGTTTCCGTCAAGGGGAATTTACTTCTCAAAGATTCAATTGCAACGTTTTATCTTTCCCGAACTTAACGACCTTAGATTCGGCGATTATCCTCCGGAGCCGGATGAATATATTACCTATGTTAAAGGTGGCTGGATAGAAATGAAACGGTCAGGCTATGAGAAGTCGGGGCGGAAACTGACTAATCACAATGCACCCTTCCTGGCCGCTGCGGAAATTGCCGCGGAAATTGATTCACGTCTTGCGATGATTCCTCTCCCTCAACGTTATTGGATAATGGACAATCTTACAGATGGCATGGAATACTGGGAGATAGCCAAGTTCTATCATGTGGCGGAGGACCAGGTGAGAAGCAAAATAGGGCGGATGATAAGATATATGGTTGGCTCGTGGCGTGCAGATGTAGATTATAAAGAATGGAATAGAACTGGGTGCAAATATAAAGTCATCATTCCAGTTTGAGACTTGACAAAGCTAAAATCAAAATGTTAATATGGTATAGTGGCGTAAGCCATAAGAAGCTCACCATCTCGGTGGGCTTTTTGCATTTGACGTCGCGGAGTGGAGCAGTATGGTAGCTCGCGTGGCTCATAACCACGAGGTCACAGGTTCAAATCCTGTCTCCGCTACCAATCATTTTACTATGCCATATAAACCGAAACGTCCCTGCAGACAGAACGGCTGCAAAAATCTAACTGATGATAGTACCGGCTATTGCCAAGAACACCGCGGTGCCTATCTTAAAGCCCAGGACAGCCTGAGAGACAGCGCCAATGACCGCGGCTATACCTATCGATGGCACAAGGCAAGCCGTCGATATCTAAGAATACATCCTTTGTGTGTGGAATGTCTCAAGGAAAACAGGACGACGGCAGCTACTGTAGTTGATCATATCATCCCACATCGAGGCAGCCTTGAATTCTTCTGGGATGAGAGTAACTGGCAATCGCTTTGTGATTACCATCATAACCAGAAGACAGCCAGGGAAAGGCAAACATCGTAAATATTTCTTGAGAAATAATTGACCGGGAAGGGGATAGTAAATCTCTGCAGTCTCATAGCATCGAAACCGAGAGGGCAGTTTCGCGGAGAAAGTCGCGAGTTAGGATAATTTAATGAAACCAGGTAATAAACCTAAACCAACTGAATTAAAGAAGCTCGAGGGGAATCCAGGCAAGAGGCCATTACCAATAAATGAAATAAAGCCTGATCCAACTATGCCGGCATGTCCGAGATGGTTCGACAAAATCGCCAGAGCCGAATGGAAACGTGTGGCACCGGAACTTCACCGGTTGGGCATTTTAACCAGCGTCGACCATGCCGTACTCGAGGGCTACTGCGTATCATATTCTATGTTCGTTCGCGCAGCTCGAGAAATTGGAGAGAGTTTTGTTTATGATTTTATTGAAGGAAAATCATTCAAATTAAAGAGAACTAAAAAACCCGAAGTTTCTATAGTTCGTGATGCACTTAATCAAATCAGACTTTTGTGCGCTGAATTCGGCTTAACTCCTAGCTCCAGGGGGCGCATGAGTATGCCTAGCGAAAAAGATGACCCTTTTGAGGGATTACTGGAATATTGTAACAAATCAACTAAAAAAGATGTATGAAAATCAACAAGGCAGCCGCCCAGAGAGCGATTTCATTTATAGAGAATCTAAAACATACCAAAGGTGAATATGCTGGTCATAATTTTAAATTAACAGATTGGCAGAAGCGGGATATCATCATTCCGCTTTTTGGCACTCTAAATCCTGACGGGACCCGCCAATACCGGACATGCTTTATTGAATTGCCGCGCAAAAATGGAAAGACGACTTTAGCCGCGGCGATAGCTTTAGAATTGACTTTTGCTGATGGGGAATTCGGCGCCGAGGTTTATTCGGCAGCCAATGACCGCGACCAGGCGGCCCTAGTATTCAATGAGGCCGCAGCAATGATCCGCCAAGAGCCAGCTTTAGAGAAACGGGCGAAGATTCTCGATACCACAAAGCGTATTGTTTATTATGGTCGCAATAGTTTCTATAGAGCGATCAGTGCTGAGGCTTATACCAAATGGGGCTATAACGCGCACGGAGTTATCTATGATGAGCTCCATGCGGCACCGGACCGGGAACTCTGGGATGTACTGACCACTTCCACCGGGTCCCGGCGCCAACCGCTAATAGTAGTAATTACTACGGCGGGTTATGATCGAAACTCCATTTGCTGGGAATTACACGATTATGCACTCAAGGTAAAGAACGGGATCATTGAGGATCCGACTTTTTTGCCGGTCATTTATGCAGCTGACGAAAAAGATGATTGGCAGGATGAAAGGATATGGAAAAAGGCCAACCCAGCACTGAAGTCCGGATTCCGCAAAATTGAGGAAATGCGGATAGCCGCCATGAAAGCCAAAGAGATTCCGGCTTATGAGATGGTTTTCCGCCGACTCTATTTAAATCAGTGGGTTAATTCAGTTGAGAGATGGATGCCGATAGAAAAATGGGATGCCTGCAAAGGCGAAGTAGACTTAGAGTCTTTGAAAGGCCGGCCTTGTTATGCCGGCCTTGATCTATCCAGTACGATTGACTTGACGGCGTTGAGCCTGGTCTTCCCCAAGGATGACACCTATGACGTGCTGATGCGGTTCTGGATACCCGGAGACACAGCCAAAGAGGCCGAGAGGCGGGACAGAGTTCCCTACCAGGCATGGGCACAACAAGGATTGATTACCCTGACCGAAGGCAATGTCATTGATTATGATTATATCAAAGAGGAATTGAAGAAACTGAGAGAATCCTTTGACATCAAGGAAATAGCTTATGACCGCTGGGGCGCTGCCAAACTCGTTCAGGACCTGACAGAGGAAGGTTTTACAGTGGTGCCCTTTGGACAAGGTTACGCCTCGATGTCGTCGCCTACAAAGGAATTGATGAATCTTGTCCTGGGCCAGAAGATAAGACATAACGGTGACCCGATTCTTAGATGGAACGTGGATAATATGGTGGTCAGGACGGACCCGGCCGGCAATTTGAAACCAGATAAAGAAAAGGCCACGCAGAAAATAGATGGTTGTGTGGCTATGATAATGGCTCTTGATAGAGCAACTCGACACGCTGAAAAGAAACCCTCAGTATATGAGGATCATGGAGTTAGAACTTTATGAAGATTCCGTTTTTAGGTCGATTATTTGAAAAGCGTAGCGAAGAACAACCTGAGAAATGGTGGAAAATATTTACAGGGAACCGTTCCGTAGCTGGTATTTCCGTCACTGAAAACTCTGCTATGCGTGTTGCAACTGTCTACGCCTGCATCCGTGTACTTTCATGGTCACTGGCTAGTTTACCCCTGATAACATATAAAAGATTGGAACGTGGCAAGGAAAGGGCAATAACACTTCCCATTTACAATTTACTCCATATATCCCCCAATCCTTTTCAGACCTCATTTATATTTCGCTCAACACAGATGGCCCGCGCATGTGGATGGGGAAATGCTTATGCTGAGATTGAATTTGCAAATGGGGGACCGGTGGCTTTGTGGCCTATACCGCCCTGGCATGTAACCCCTAAACTTAATGCTCAACATGAACTTTATTATACTGTCAGAACAGCTACTGGTGATATTGATCTCCCTTATTACAGGATGCTCCATATTCAAGGATTGGGAACTGATGGCTTAAAGGGGCTCTCTCCAATTCAAATGGCTAAAGAATCTATCGGATTGTCTCTAGCAGCCGAGGAATTCGGAGCTAGATTTTTGGGCGAGGGGGCAAATAGTGGATTAGTGGTAAATGTTCCATCTGGCTTGTCTGACACGGCCTTTGAGAGACTAAAAACATCCTTTAAAGAATCCTATAGTGGACTAAGTAAAGCTCATCGGGTTATGTTTCTCGAAGAGAATATGAAGGTAGAAAAAACTACCATCCCGCCGGATCAGGCTCAATTCTTGGAAACTCGTAAATTTCAGGTGCGCGAGATAGCCAGGATATTTAATGTCCCGCCACACATGATAGGGGACTTAGAACAAGCCACATTCTCGAATATTGAGCATCAGGCTATTGAATTTGTTGTTCACACGATGCGGCCGTGGTTTGTGAACTGGGAACAAGAGTTAAGCAGAAAACTTTTAATAGGCGCCGCCAATCAGAATTATTTTGTTGAATTCCTTATTGACGGGCTATTACGCGGCGATTCTATTTCCAGGTCGCAATTTTATAATCAGATGTTCATGATTGGCGCCTTTAGTCCCAACGATATAAGAGAAAAGGAAAATCTGAACCCCATCGATGGCGGAGATGAATATTATATCCCGCTC